CACGAGGGTCTCACTCCCCTTTCGGGAGATAAATATATCATGACGGGATGGTTTAAAAAAATAATACTATGATAATTTAGAATGATAAAAATAACCGACAACTATCTACCGGATAAAGAATTCAATAATTTAAAAAATATAATTATGGGAAAGGGATTTCCTTGGTTCTTCAATGACGTAGTGGTAAATGATCACGAAGTCAATGACATTGAAATATTTCAGTTCGTTCATTCCTTTTACGAAAACGACCGAGGATGGGTGAATGAGGGAAAATTGTATTTGACATCTTTACTGAAAAAAATTGATCCCTATAAAATATTGCGAATAAAGGCAAATTTAAATACCTATAAGCCAATACCAAATAGTGAAAATTTTCATGAAGATTTTCCAAATTTCATAAAACCATATTTTTCCTCTATTTTCTATTTGAATACAAACAATGGATACACGCTATTCAAGAACGGAAGGAAGGTGGAAAGTGTTGAAAATAGATTGGTGACCTTTTCGGGAAATATGGAGCACACCGCGATTGGATGCACAGACCAAAAGAGAAGGGTAATTATAAATTTTGTATATGAGTGAAATACTGGTAGCCTTAGAGGGTAGATTAAAAGATTAGATAGAATGTTGCTGGTTCCCACATCCAAATGTACGTGGTGTGACGTTCCAGTGGGATGGAAAAGCGAAAACAAGTTTGTGGACTTTTGTCTGGAACGCTACGGCGAAGAGATGAAAATACCCATAAACTTGTATTTGAGGAAATACTATTGTAGGAATAAGAGGAGTTCGTCTCTGTGCCACTCGTGTAGGAGTATAGACATGAGGAAGTGGAAGACCAGGGAGATAACGGGGAGGTGCCCCCTTGCCTACATAGATTTTGTAAAGCACCACGACTACGCCGACGAATTCGAGGACAAGATGTACGATCAAAGGTGGTTCCATAAGTGCTACAAGGACTACATGTGGGTGGAGTTTCATTCCTACGACGCCTTCATCGAGGTCATCGAGGTCAGGGAATTCTTGATATGTGGAGAGTACATAGACGTAGAGGAATACTTCGAAGAATTGCCAGACTACTACGAGGAAATGGTCCGTTCACATCTTAGGGTGGACGAAGAGATGGTGGCCCTTTGGGACGAGGACTTCGAAAATATAGAGGGTTTCGTCACGCCAGAAGAGCTCGAATTATTAAGTGATGTAGAATAAATGCACGTCCTCATTTCGAGCAACGGAACACCATTTGAGGGAGCAAAGGGAGGTTATCCCGGACAGATAAAGTACCTCATCGATATATTCATAGCAGGTGGACACACAGTCACGGTGGTCATGTGGGCAATCTGTGGAATAAAGCACGTGGGGGTCATCAATTACAGGGACCTGGTGGAGAACAACATCATGAGCAATGAGAACAGGGACCCATGGTCTCAGGCACTTCTAGACCGACCCGAGGTCACCTTCATAACCAACTTCAAGGAAAAATTCCCGTGCCAGTTGGAGGTGGAGGATTTCAATGAATGCATCAGGCGATGTGGAGCCAATCGTCTCATTGCTATTCAGGATATATTCATTATAAATGGAAAAACCGATGCCAAATTCGCATGTCCTTCTTACATCTGGTTTCCCCTCCACTACGATCCCATTGACGAACCCACACTGTCCGCCCTAAAGAAGTTCGACACGATCCTATCCCTTTGCCCCTCCACATCGGATAGGGTCATCAGTCAGGCCGAAAAGGAATCGATAGTGGTTCCACACATAGTGGAATTCAGAACTCCCCTCCATCCCGGGATGACCAAGGAGATCGTAAAGCAACGCTTCGGACTTTTTGGTCGCTACGTGGTGCTGACCAATTCGGGAAATTACGAGATGAGTGGGAGGAAGTCCATGGACACCACCCTTCTGGCCTTCAAGCTCTTCAAGGAAAAATGTCCCGAGGCCATCCTCTGGATTCACGCACCCACACTAAATCAGACGCCCATCTATGACATGAACTACCTAATCAAATCTCTGGGATTGAAAAGTGGAGACGTGAAGATAACGGAGAATACGGTAGACGAATCCACCCTACAACAGATGTACCTGGCGGCGGACGTATACCTGTGTGGATCCAGGGCCGAGGGGTTCGGCCTTCCTCAGTTGGAGGCCCAGTACTATAAGGTTCCCGTGGTCACCACGAGCTTCGGCGCCATGGACGACTACTGCTTTCACGGGGTGAGCGTTCCCTACATTCAGAGGGCCTACAACCAGACCCAGAACGCATGGTGGGTCATGCCGAGCGTGGAGGGACTGGCGAGGGGACTGGAGAAGGTCTACCTGGGCGACCTGGAAACCAGCGGAGACGATGCCGCCAGAAAGATAATGACCTCAATGTCCATCGAGGAGGTCGGTCAAAGCATCCTCGCTATTATGTTTAAAAAATAAGATGGCTTTTTATTAGTTATGAGGGAAGAAACACCTTTCCTTTCGGTCTTCACCAAGAAGACTAATTTCATTACCCAGACCTTCAATACCGATTTTAAGAGAATCGCTTTCGGAGGTTCCGGAACATTTACCCTTCCCCGGCACGGCGACTTCGTGACCAGGATATTCGCGTGCATAATCTACGATAGTGCCAAGTCCACTGGCGTTAACCAGGGACACGCCATGATAGAATACGCGGAATTGCAGATGGGGGGTCAGACCATTCAGAGGGAGACCGGAGAGACCCTAAATATGAGAGTGTGCCTTACAAACCAGGAACAGGAGTCTTACTCGGTCGCCCAACTATATAGGATGCTGGGTGGAGGACCCGGCGCATCCTTCGTCAATACAGAACAGTATCCCCGTCCCTATACGCTCATGGTCCCCCTCGAATTCTACTTTAATGGCAATACCAGTCTGGCCCTTCCCCTTACGGCCCTACGATTCCAGGAAGTCGACGTGGTCATTGGATTTAGGGAGGCCGCCCGATGGGGAGGAACCGACCCCGGTGTGTCGGACGCCAAGGTATATCTTCAGGTGGAATACGGCTACGTAGATGCACCCACCCTGAAAAGTATCATAAGCAAGCCTTTATTCTTTCCGGTGGAGCAGTTTCAGTTCCAGGAGGCAAAACTATACCAGGGAGACACTACCTTTACTTTCCCGGATAGTGATATTTCCAGGAGCACCGGAGTTCCCTTTTCCAACCCGGTCAAGGCGGTATTTTGTTTATTTCAGTCCACCGACTTTGAGACGGGAAATGTATTCGACTACACGAGGGGATTCAAATATTCCCAGCTTACCGATTTGCAGGGGAATGACTTCCTCAAAACGTTGGAATTCGAACTGGACGGAGGGACGCTCATTCCCGAGCTGGTGGGTACGGTTGAATTCCTTAGGGGGTATCAATACTACGCCTACTTCCCCGGCTCCACCCAATCCCTCGAGTCTGGCGATGATCGTCTATTTTCTTATATCTATGCATTATCCTTTTGCAGGGATCCAATGAATAGACAGGTCATGAACGGCAGTCTCAATTTTTCCACCATTCGGAATTCGCTAATAAGGATAAAGGCCAAGGGGGCGGGTGGAAATGTGACGGTCTCCAAAATCAGTAAGGGAATTAGGAATAAGGGAATCCATCTGGATAGTGTAAACGGTATTTCCGTAGGAGACTACCTAAGGTCCAAGAACGTGAAGAACGACGCGACCGCCGTGACCATAGAACCCACTATGACAGTATTTTACAACAAGACGGGTGGAAGCGAACTGGTTATCACGGAGCACGCCAGGGCACTCAATCTCGTTTCGGGAACGACTCTTACCTTTTCGGACTCTACGACTGTGTCAGTCGACAGGGTTCCCTCGGGTTCGGGCTCCCTGGGTACGATTCATCAGGCGAATACGGGTGATTCCTTCATTGTTCTATCGTCCATGGACACACTTCCCATAGCGGGCGAACCCGTGAATACGTCCGCGGAAACTCAGACGGCCATCGTTAATGAGATAAAGGGTGGAATTTCTCCCTTTACTGCCACGTCCCTGACCACCGAGCTCACCGGAAACGTCTACTTCTCCACGGAGCTGACCGGGGTGGTAGAGGGGATGTTCGTCGCCGGCGTGAGCGTCCAGTCCGACACCTTCGTGTCCTCAATCTACGAATCCATTAGCGAGGTCACTGGAAATCCCGTTCCCGTCACTGTACTGGGTGAGATCTCCATAACCGGATACGATACCATCAGCGTCGCTAACCCCTCCTACCTCTACGTGGGTTCCAAGATTTTCCACGTGAATCTTCCAAAAGATTCTACTATCATATCCATCGTGGGAAACACCGTGACGCTTAGTCACAAATTCAATACCTACCCCGATATAGCACAGAACGGCGGTGGTATTACCTTCTTCATTCCCCATATAAGTCTGGATAAGCCCTTGACGGCCTCGCCGGTGTCGGAGACCATAACGATCTACCCGGTGGTGACGCTGACCGGAAACGTGGTGGGAACCCCCTCGGGTCAGGTGAAATTCGGGGACGTCGTATTTCTCTCCTCTACAACCACAAATTCCAAGACTGGCTATACCGTTACTGCAACCAATCTGGTGGAAATGTCCCTTGACGCCGTGAATATCGTATTGGGAGAATCCGATTTCACCGCCCACAGGAGTTCTTCCATTAGATCGCGCCTCTACGCGCTTTCCACTAATTTTCTAATCATAGACGGTGGGGTCGCCCGCCTCGCCTATAATAATTCGGAAATTTCACTTCCGAGATTTACGTGAGGGACATCTTTCCGTCTCCCACACTAAGACCCACAGTAGATATATAGTAAAATGAAACTATATAGGTTTCAACTTCCTTGATTTTAGTTCCGAGATTCAATTTTGATCCGGATTCAATGTCGAGATTTCCGGTGGCGCTGATGTCGCCCTGGTCGGCGGGGTAGCCCTTTTCGGAGCTCCACGCTGCCGTGGTCCCTATTGCAACGAAGGCATCTTCCGCGAGGGAGTATATATTTCCCACGTAGTTTCCCCATAAGGGATCCCCAACGGACTGCTCCACCAGTATCCACGCATCGGTATTCCCTAAGGTAGACCACACCGGAGAAAATATCCCATTATAGATCTGCTTTATCTGCAATAGCCCCGAGGAATTCACATAGTAGCTCTCCACGCTGGGGGTGAAGGCCGTACCGCTCCGGGTGTAGGTGAGTCCCCACGGAACGAATCTAATGTAATAGGGATCTTCATCGTTGGACTGACTCTCGTATGCGGTGAAGGGGATACCCAAAAGGGCCAGGTTGGTTCGGAGGTAGGACTCATTCTTCAGGGACATATTATTTACGGGTTCAAATAGACCATTTTCTTCGTTAATAATTGACAGGGACTGGTTGAGAATGACCTTTTCATTAGACAGTTCGATGTCGCTGGGCCTCGCGACCTCATCCCAGAACACGTAGCCGGGATCGATACTCTTGAAGGTACAGTCTATGTAAGCTGACTGCGAAGAAGGCGCCTTGAACTCGTAGTCTCCCAGGACTACTTGAAGGGGGCGCTCGGAAAATGAATAAGCGTAAATATAGCCATTATTATGATAATCGTGCGTATAGGCCTGGAACTGTTGGTAGAAGGCCGCCGGACGGACGTCGCTCCTATTGGTCCTTTCAAGGGTGTTGATGGTTGTGTCGACGATGGGAGCGTAATAGTCGGGGGCGTAGGAGTCGGACTTTTCGATGAACGTCCAGAAGATGGCCCTACACGAATAGGATGAATTGAAATAATAGCGGAACTTTGTCTCCCTAAAGATGGATCCGTCGGGACGGATGATCTTGACCGGCACCTCGAAGTTTTCCTGGATGATTTTCTCGATCGGAAAGGTCTGCTTCTTATTTTTGATATTCTCCCTTTCCTCCGGCGATAGGGTGACCTCCTGGGTTATGATATTCAGGTTGGTTATCTCGTTGCTGGCAAGGTCGTCAAGGTCCGAATACACCTTGGCCCTTTCCTTGAATCTGAACACTATGGTGACCGTGGAATTGTAGAGGGCACAGAGGGGGAGGGGGGATCGGAAGGTATTGGTGTCCATCTTGTTATCGTCGTAGTGATTGCTGAAGAAAAAGGGGATGGGAACGAATATTCGCTGGGGGTCAGACGTCTTCATGAATCTCAATTTCAAATCGTAGCCATATCCCATGTTTCCCATCAGTCCCATGGTGTTTATTCGATCAATCTCCCGGGAATACATGGATTCGTAGTTCGCCATGTATTCTCCTGTCATGGACTGTATCTCCTCGCCGTTTACCAATAGGGAAATTCTATCGAATATGGTGTATCCTATATTGATCATGCCCGTGGTCCTGGAATTCTTAACGCCAGGAATGTAGAAGGAGAAGAATAGGCCGGTCAGTAGATGACCCATCTCCTTGGGATTTAGCACGTACTTGAACTCCTGTCCAAATACGTTCGCCGAGAGGATGGGCGTGTGAATCTTGTAATAGGTAAGACCCTCTGTGTGCTGCTTGTGTTTATATCCAACTGGCTTCCTCTTCTTGCTGTAAAGGTAATCTTCCTGTGGTCCAACGGACTTCAAACCTGTTAGGGCGCCCGTTCCCGTGTCCCCTTTAAATCCAGTTGGAGGCTTATACATATTACCTCACTTAAACAAAAGGAACATTATAAATTTAAATGGACGGTCGCGAGCACATCATGAATATCATTGTTCCGGTTCTGGAATATGGAGTGTGGTTCGCTGCCAAGTACTGCAAGGCGTGCAATAGGTCCGTGGTGACCGCGAGGGACATGGAATACGGTCTCAAATTCAGTGCGATGCACATGTTCAACGAGAGCTACGGATCCGTACTAGACCACGAAGATTTGTGCGATGAGGAAAAGGAACTAGAAAACATCGTCAAGAGGATGGAAGCCATGGACGAGAACGATCCCGAGCGTCTCCGCCTTCAAGAGGTCGCCGAATCGATGGAGGAAAGACTTAATGCCGACTGCGTGGTAGAAGATGAATTTGGACACGAATTCACCGAGTATGCAGGGAACGACGAGGCTTACCTGGATGTCAATAAGGCCGTAAGGGACTGGGACAGCTGGGAACCGGAAGACCCCCTTCAGGTTATTATGAAGCACGCGGTAAATTCTAAAATCAATAATTAGATTAATACACTAGTATGAATGGTTATGATACCTTTTATTCTGAATATGCTAGACTCGAAGAAGAAGAAGAAGAAGAAGAGATAGTCAGGATAAAAAAGTCCCAGATAGAATACGCCGAATTGGACGACGTCGATATAGAGAGCGTGGAAGATTTAGATTTATGTGATTTTTTTATTGAAAAAAAGTTGGATTGTGATAATAGATGTCATCCTTCCCGGTCATCGTCGACAGCGCAGCCAGAAAGGACAGAGATTCAACCTTTGCAAATTCCTTCAGCGTCAGTCTCAGTACACCAATTTATGGAGTGAGTTCCATTCTCTTCACGTCGGCGTCCATCCCCTTCATTAGGAACTACGCGCAGGTGAACACCAATGTGAACGCTTATTATATAACCCTAGAGGTTCCAGATTACGGCGTACTCAATACGGGCGTTAGGACGGTGGATAATCCCTTCACCTATCGATACGACGAGGCAACCACCACGGCGACGGGAATCCTCGGCGCCTCAACGGTGACGGTCGCGTCATCTACGGGAATAACCGCGGGAATGCAAATCTATGGGCTGGGGGAGGTCAATACGATAACGTCCGTATCGGGATCGACCCTGACCCTGGAAAATGCTCTTGCGGCGAATTACACGAGTCAGACCGTCAATGTCGTCAGGGAGGTCAAAAATCGCTACGACGTGGGATTCACCGGTTCGCTGATCGTTCCTGCCGACGTCAATGCCACCATGAATTACACGATGAGCACTCTGAATGATGGTTTCTCCTTTGAAAAGGTCATACCGTCGATAGATAGGATAAAGATAAGTATATATTATTTTAATACCACCACGGAATCCTATGAACTGTACCCATTTCAAGAAGGAAATACACCAGAAGAATTCGTGATAAAGTTCGAACTCAAGGGATTCAAGGATAAGAGGATGGCAATCAAGAAACAAGATGAGGACGATGAAAGGATTGAAGTGGACATACAGGATCCAGTGGAAAAGGGAGAACGCCAGGGAATCATTGGACAGATTCTATCGATCTATAAGGGCGAGGAAGATATGGACAAAAAGGAGCTGGCCGAGCCGAGGGGGGCGATGCTTCCTCGGAAGGAATTCATGGGAATACCCGGAAGTAGGTTCCATCTCATAATCCCCATAGCCATCATCGTCATGGTTATCGCCATACTTCTCGCCAAAAAATAAAACCATTAATGTAATAAGGAATGGCACTAAATAGTTATTCATCCAGAACAGTTCCAGATTTCAACTACGAATTCCATATGGCGACCATAAGTTCGGTCAATCAGGCCAGCGCCAATACATTCACCGTGTATCTAAATACGCCACTGGAACAGGTCGTTCAGGCGCGCCTCATGGCTGCCCACATCCACACCAAGGATTCCGAGGAACATATCTTCGTAAAGTGCAAGCAACTGGATACAAAGTTCAACGACTTCGCCACCGAGGTCCCTCCCCAAGATTACGCGTCGGATCCCAATCCATCAAGGCAAAGGGTTAGGGGTTCATTCGCCACCCTACTTTCCAACCATACATCCCACAGCTCTGGAAATTCCGTATATATTTTCGAAGACAATTACCCGATGGTTGTACAGTATATTCACCCCTTGGAAAAGGTGGATAGACTGGACATTGAACTCCTGAATCCCGATGGAGATACCATAGTAAATGGAGCCAACGGGGAGGCAAACTATTTAATCATTCGTTTCACGTGCAGGAAACCCAATATACCAGGAGTTCCCACGGTTCCCTGGTTCGTCTAGATGTCGTCGTCATCGGGAGATGCCTCAACGGGACATACCAGTGCCACCGCCTCCGCCGCCTCCTTCTGCATCTTAGTCAGTCGGAGCGATACGGCCTTGGGCGTCCTTCTAAGCTTCTCGGCCATCTCCTCGGGGGTCTTTGAATCCTTATTGGCCAGGAGCCACTTTTCATCCTCGCTAGACCACTTTCCGGTCTTTAGATCGGACTGAATCTTTTGAAATTCAAGCAACATCTTGTCGAATTCGCCAACATGCTTCTTGATCTCGTTATTCTTATCGATAAGATCCTGAATACTCACCTTGGGCTTGGGAAGAAGTTCCTGATGACCGTGCTCCCTATGCCATAGAACCCTATCCCAAAAGGCCTTCATCACGGGCTCGTATTTGGCCCACCATTCTCTGTCCCGTTTTATCTCCACGCACACATATTCGGAAGGCTTGGGGTAGGTGATGGATTCGGGACGATACTGGACAAAATCGCAGACCTCCAGATCGAGACACTCCATCAGGACCTGGACCTGCGCGAGGTACCATACGGGGGGCGTTCCGTCGCCAATGGGACGCGAGCGAGGACACTTGATCTCCAAAAGGCGACCGCTGTGGGTGACACCGTCGGGGGAACCTCCAATCCAGTCGAGGGTGTGGTGCTTTTCCAATCCTATCTCGAAGGTCTTTTCGCCGGTTCTTTCCTCGTAGAGTATACGGGCCTCGTCCTCATATTTTTGACCGTGGGCCGTCGCCCAGGTACTGAATGTCTCCTTGACACCACATTTTGATAGAATCAACTTCTCCGGAGTGCTGTAAGGATTCACTCCTATGGCCGTCCCAGCATCGGATGCGGTGAGCATCGTATTCCTCTGGGCGAACCATTCCGGCGTCCTCTGCTCGGGGTAGGTTTTATCAAAAAGTCGTTTAGCTGACGGATGCATCTCCATAATTTTGTTTCTAAATCTTTAATTATAGAGTTAGTCTCCTGAATGTTTTTTAGATGATTTCCGTGGGCTCTACGGGCTCCGAGGGCTCCGAGGGCTCCGAGGGCTCCACATAGCTGGTATAAGAGAATGTCTTGGCGGATGTAAAGGTCTTGGTGGGTTCCACGGCCTCCACGGGCTCATCGGGTTCCACGTCCTCCACGGTCTCCGCGGTCTCCTCGGTCTCCTCGGTCTCCTCGGTCTCCTCGTCTTCAACGGCCTCAACGGGCTCGACGGGATCGGTGTAGCGTTTTTCGAATACCTTCCTAGGGTCGGTGATTACGATCGTCTCCCTGGGAGTTGGGGGAGCATCAACCACTTCAATCTTGATGGGGCGACCGACCGACTCTTCATCCACTACTTTATTACCGAAGATGAACTTCACAATTTCCATCACCTTGGGTTGCTTTGTTCCCACGACCACGTAGTCCGGATGAAAATCTGCCACCTTGGGGAGGATGCTCCTAATATCATTGGTGGGCGAATCGATGATTACCTTCTTGCTTTCCTTTCCCCAAGAATGAATCTGGGCATTGGGAAACCTTGTACGAATCTCATTGGTCTCTGGACTGATCAGAGCGATTTTCATATTTCTTATTATTTTCATACATTTTAATCATGGCATTGGGACGCTTAGATGGAAGTAATCTTCTTCCAAGTTTTTCTTGGAGTCTCCCCAGTGCGAAATAGGACCCCGCCTGTTCTGCCTTCTTCTTGGTGGATGCCATTCCCACACCGAGTTGTTTTCCGTCCACTATGACTCCCATCCTGAACATGCGTTCATCCACGTGATGAAGTTTCACGTAGGTTGGATTTTCCCATTTTTCCTGCTGGCATACGTGCATGAGAATTTCCTTATAGTTGTCTTCGACCATGAGTTTGGATATATCGACCAGTTCTGGATTTTCAATGATGGACAGTACAAATTTCTTGGCGTGAATCATTCCAATATCCAAGTATATGGCGCCTATGAAGGCCTCCAAAACGTCTTCCATGATCTTGGGATTCTTGAATAGGTTCGTCCTCATTCCCTTTTCATCCATAATGATCCATCTATCAAATCCCATTTTACTTGAGATCGACGCGAGTGTTTCTCCACAAACGAGTTTGGTTCTCGCCCTGGTTAAAAACCCCTCCTGCAAGTGTTCATACTTATCCAAAAGATACTTGGTTACTACCAAGCCCAACACGGAGTCGCCCATAAATTCCAGTGTCTCATAAGAACCGGAACCCCTGACGCCGTCGTGTTGAACTGCCGACTTGTGAGTGAATGCCTTTTGATAAAGGCCTATGTCGTTGATGCTCTTCCCTCCTAGAAGAGACTCTACTTCGCTAATGGTTATGCTCATATTCTATATATATCCCTTACTCTTTAATCTCCTTGATGAAGTGTGGCGCGATGTACTTTTGCAGTTGAAGGTAGGACAGCTGAACGCCTTCTGGAACTTTGAAGAGTCCCTTGAGGGTATTATCCTGAATGATAATTCGTCCATCGTCCGGATGTTTGAGTCCCTTGTCCTTAACATAGGAACTCACGAATTTGGTTACCTGAGATCGTGTGATCATCTCATCCTCCGGAATTCCCATAAAAGAAGCCATCTCGCTGGTGACCTTGGCGGGGCGATTGAATCCCGAGTTGGCCGCCCTCTCCTTGCGCTTGGTACCGTCGGGATCATCCTGAACCTTGGCGACCTTTTTCACCATCTTACACAGTGCCTTCATCTCCTTCCTCAGCTCCATTATTTCGTTTACCACATCCACAAGTGTTACCGTACTCATTCTTATTTCATTATGAATTTAATCCTTTAAATCAAAGAAGACTTCCCCCAATACCGCTTGTAATCTTGTAGGTCATCGCACTCCGGACCAGCTCCTGGTCGCCGCAGATTCCTCCTGGGGTAAGATCCTTGGAGTAGTACCCACCCTTCTCCGACCCGGGCACGCACGCCGTACTGTAAGGAAGTTCGTTGATATCATTTCCCTCGACGTTGTTATTGACTTCGATCTCCTCGGGGGACAGTTCGTAGCCACTCTTCTTCATGGACATGAAACACTTGAAATACATGAGAACGATAATTCCGACAATCATAGCCAAGACAACCTTATTATTCATTTACTTACATATACTATTTTTTTCTGCGTTAAAGATTTAATCACAACTTTATTTACTGACTTTAAGAAATAGTCATGCCTCTGAGTGACATTGACATCGACCTGGAATCAGATGGAGAGATGATGATCGACTTGGACGATGGAGAGATGGAGCTGATGAATGGTGTGGTCCTAGATGCATCGAAGAAGAAACGACACGGACCTTCGGGTTCTGCAATGAATATGCCTTCCAATTCCTTTTTGGCCTTTGCCAATCAGGGGAAGCAGAATGTCCCAAGGCCTTCCAATAATGCACCCGAGGAAATGGAGGACCATCAGGAGTCAGAGGGGGGCTACGATATCTACGGAGGCGAAGAGGAAATGGACGAGAGTCAGCGACCCTCTCCTGGCTATAAGAATATCGACGACGAAAGGGCCGACCTCCTCAATAAGATCACCCGCCTGGAAAGGAAGGGACTCCGAACCAATGAGCGATTCACCATGAACTCAAACATTCAGGATGTACGCAATGAGGTCAAGCGAATGGCGTCGTCCATCGAGATCGATCAGTCCGTCAAGATGCAGAGACGTATTCTCATGGCGTGCGTGACGGGGATCGAGTTCATGAACAAGCGCTACAACCCCCTGGACATCCACCTCGATGGATGGTCCGAATCCATTATGGATGGAATTGATGAGTACGACGACGTATTTGAGGAACTCCACATCAAGTATCGCGGTGCAGCCAAGATTGCACCCGAACTGAAACTCATGATGATGGTAGGAGGATCGGCGACTATGTTCCACCTTACCCACTCGATGTTCAAGTCGGCAATGCCCCAGATGCAGGACATCATCAAGCAGAATCCAGACCTCGTCAAGAATATGATGTCGGCCGTGGCCAATACCGCCAACAACGCTCAGAGGGGTCCCCCGCTGGATCCCAGACCGCCACCGCAAGTTCAAAGGAGGGAGGTTCAGGGACCCAATGTGGATCTTTCCAATCTCATGAGCACCTTCATGATGCCCCAGTCAACTACGACCAAGGACGCGGAGGAAACTAACACGAACACGCAGCATCAGGGTGATTACGAGAGCATCATGGGCGACGATATTTCCGATATCGTGAGCGTGGAGAGCGGGTCGGTCAGGGACGTGGAGGTGGGCGTCACGAAAAAAAAGAGGGGACGCAAGGGTAAGACGACGACCACTCTCGAAATTTAAATAGAGAATTATATTAGTAATGGTAAATTATTGCCCATTGGATGATACATTATCACAAGAAGAAATTCAAAAACCTCTTGTGGTAAGTAAGTCAGAAAAGAAGGTGGAAGATGAAAAGGTTGACGAAGTTGTCTTCTACGACATGGACGGCGTGATGGATTCGGAATTGGGATACATGGTGGTGGTATTCATCATCGGCGTCTCGGTCCTGGTGGCCAAGGACGTCATGAATACCATCAGCTGGTGAGAAAATTCCGGGACGCCTGGAATCCCTTCATGAATAACTCATTTTTCTCTTCCTTGGTAAGACCGAAGTTGAAGGCCGAACCCTCCTTCATAGTTATATAGATTGTGGGTTTATCGTAGAAAACTCTATTCCTCATTACTGAATTTATGAAATTCTTCACAAAGTCCAGAAATGAGTTAATGGGCGCCACGACCTTATCGGGCTCGGCGTCAAGCTCGATGGATATGACGTCCTTCTTATCGATGAAGGGAAGCGAGGGACTGGTCTCGAAGGATGCCAGGTCTATGTAGCGATCCCCCTTGTGGACAACGGACTCTATGAGGAAAGGAACGCAGATACTCGTGCATACGGCATCTATGACGGACATATTGGGTTCGGTGTGTCTCGAGAAGTATACCCGCTTCTGCTGAGTCAAGTTGTAGGTGGAAATATAGAGGTCTTTCCCCGACCATTTATAGAGCTCTTCAAAGGTAAAATCATCGTGCCCCGATAGTCGCTGGCACATTTCTCCAAAGAGATTCTTCCACCTGGATATGGGAACCAGGCCGTAGTTCTTGATAAGCGTTTTGAGATCATATCGCATCATCGCATTCACGTCCAGATTCTCTATCTCGCGGTAGATCTTCTTGATGTCCCACCGGGCGACCAGGATGCCGAAGGCCACGATTGCACCCGCCGAGGAACCCGACACGGCCTCGATGTCCTTTGTCTTATTATCGATGGTCAATCCGTAGACGGCACCTAGCATGGCGTAGAAGGCCATAGCTCCGGGTCCTATGACGAGATACTTCATGTCCCTTACTAAAATTCCAGAGGACTTTGTGAGCGAATTAACGCAAATGCTATCCAGAAAACGAAGGTCATCTGGATCATACCTTCCATGCTGGTGGTTCCACTTCCCAATAGGAAATACATGGCGGTCGCTAAGTAAACTTCGGTGGGAGTCACGACGAAACGAGCAAATACCCTCGTTATGGCCATATGAAGAATTCCATAAAGTGCTGCCATTCCAACGCGGTTTTCTAATCCCGTAACGCCCGTAACGGCAGGGGTGAGTATTGCAAACAGAACGGTTGGGATAATAACCTTTGTGCTTGTAATGTCCGGAAACTTCATTACTATGAGATACAAACATTTTTTAACTATAATTTAATGCCATATCTTTAAACTGTTCAGCGCAGTAATCGCTGAAACTTATGTGGCTGGGTTCCATCATGTGGAAGGCCTTCTCCCTTATCACGTTCCAGTTATGCCATAGGGTGTCGGAATGATAGGCAATCCAATCCTCCTCATCATACTCGTCTGGGCTGATGAAATCGTCGAGGACCTCTTCCTCTGTGTCGGACTCGTACTCGTAATCAACTGAAAGCATGTTTTCTATTTATTCCTTGGGTGACTTCTTTAATTTAAGTTGCAAACTCGATTTCTCTGTCGGTGAAAGACGTCCCTCAATCTCTTTGATGATTTCCTGAATCCTTTCCATACCGCCCTGAATGTAATTTGCAAGTTCTTCCAAAATCATTTTTTTCGTAACGGTCGGCTTCCTGACGGTGGTCTTATTCACTACCCTGGCGTCACTGGATTTCAACTTGACGTCGTCAATCTCCTGAGCCTTCATGTATCCTCCCACGAAGGTCTCTAAATTTGCCTTCCTCTCCTTCAATACCTTGATGATTCCATTGGCCTCATCGATCTCCTTCTTAACTTTGACAAGTTCGTCGCACGCTTCGCGGAACTGATCAGAGATAGGAACGTTTTCGTTCATCTTATTTATACTATTTATTAGGTCATTTCTTTAAATACTTCCCTGACCAATCTCAAAGGCAGGTCGCATCTGGTCGCCCACAATCGTGGAGGTGTTAAAGATGCTCACGGCCTTGCGGGGATTCGGAGGCTCCGAACGAACCTGCTGATTGGAGTTACGGAGAGAACCGCCAATGGTCTCGGGATAACCGATCATCGCCCGGGGGTTGAGGTACTTCTGACCCTTGAGGATCTCATCCGGGGCAAACTCGCCGAAATCTTCCTGAGCAGCCACGTCCTTGGGGAGGAGACTGGACGCGAGCCCGACGCCCTTGGAAGAAACGTCCGCATCCTCCTCACCACCTTCGTAACCGAGGTCGGCACCCTGGATGCCACGCGCATACTTGGAAGTCTTCCCCATGAAGGCCGCCCGATTAAGCCACGCGAAATAAATGGCAGCCGCCAAAAGTACCAACATGAGCATAGACTCAACACTCATCATCTTGACCTTCATATCTGATTTATTAATACATATTAAAAAAATTCGTCCTCATCTTCGTCCTGTTCCTCTTCAAACATACACTCCGAAAATTCGGCGACCGACTTTCTGGCTGCCGAACGGAACTTCACCTGATGGAGTACCCAAACCGGCTCGAAACTTTTCTGCAAAAAATGAACGCCCGATAGCTGAACCACCACGTCCACCCTGGAATCCTCTGTTAGAACTGCATCCTCGGTGAGAACCAGCTTGGAATCGTAATACTTCATGGAATCCGAGGGACGTACGCTGAGGAGTCCACCCTCTACCGAATAGGAAGGCGAAAATGCACTCTCGATGCGTGCATCCGCTAGGGCCTTCCCGAACCAAGACTCCTTGCACTCCTTGGCCTTTCCGAGAACCTCGCCCTCCAATTCGGCCAAACCGCCCGCCGAAGCCACCTCCAAAAGAATGTCGTCGCCAACAGATGCCACCCTAACGTTCTTGAACTTCATAACCAAGGGAGAACCCTCCTCGTTCCTGATCGCAATCTCCTTGACACCATCCTCTAATTCCTTAATCTTGGTAGAAAACTTCATTTCTTAATATATTTATGTATTCTTTAAATAAGATGGAAAACGACGCACATAATGCAAAAAGGATTGCGGACCTACAGCGTAAAAAGGAAATCGCAGAAAGCTGGCACCCACAGCAAGAAAAACTCATTCGAATCTGGGGAGAAAAGTGCCTGGGGTATAGGTGGCTACACGATAGGACCGCGAAATATCATAGCGTCATCCACAGGAACATGTCCATCGCGACCATCATGGGGTCGGCCGTGGCAGGTATTGGAACCATGACGGCCAGCGGGTCGGGAGGAATGATAATACCCGCGACGATGTACGCATTCAGTATGATAAATCTAGCCACCGCTGCATTGGCGTCCATCCACAAATTCCTGAGGAGTGGCGAAAAGTACGAGGCGAACCTACAGATTTCAAAGATGTTCAGCGGTCTCGCCAGGGATATAACCATGGAACTTTCTATGGAAAAGGAAGATAGGGTATTGGCCTTTGACTACTGCAATAAAATAAGACTAGAATATGATAAATTAATTGATATAGCTCCTGATATTCCCGAAGAAGTTATAAAGAAATATAAGGAGATGATGGAACTAGAAGATCCCGAGGGAATTATACACAAGCCCGATGTGGCCAATGGAAAATTCAAAATATATTCATCGTACAGCTATGCCGATGTCTGAACGCCACATGTCCTTGACCGTGGTATCCCTTACCGTATTGTACTGAGATAGAAGCTGTTCCGACTCGACCCTAAGGGCCTCGGCAGCCTCCAATGTGTAGCGCGATGTTTTAAGACCCCATAGGTGGTCGAAGGTTCCATCCACCCTGGAAAATGACTTCTCCATGTTGGCCTCGGCCTCGGCCCTGGGGAGACCCAGTACCTTGATCTTATTGCCAAGGATCATCTCCACGAAGGAAGAACGATCCCTGGCTATGCCAGACTGGATGCTCAAAGAGGACATCAAATGCTCCTTGCGCTTCCCGTAGAGGGCGATCCGCTCACCCATGTAGACCTCCAAAATGTCGTTGGTGGTCGCGTATTTACGAATGCCGTCGGGACCGTGAAGGAACATGTTTGTCGAACGCATGGTCGTCATCAGATGGAGGTCCCGCTCGGGATCAGATCCCTCGTAGCCAGAAATCTCGAAGTGCACGGTGTCCTCGGTTCCGTGATTCGTGTAACTCTTGATGATACCCTTCTCCATCAGACTGTCTAGGAACTCCTTGTAGGTCTGCGTCCAGGTGCCGGGAGGAAGCTCCGTGACCGTCACCCGCTTACCATTTACCTCGTAAATACCGCGAAGACACCAAATGCCGTCCTCGATGGAAGTCACCGTGCCCTTGAAACCGCGGAACCAGGGACGCATGGGTTTAAGGGGCTTGCCCATTAGCCACAACTTGATGTTATTCCGGACGTCTTCGGGATTGTGAGGAGGAACCTTGCAACTGAAACCGGTTCCAATGCCCTCGGCACCGTTGATGAGAATGACGGGAAGGGTAGGAATGTAATACTCAGGCTCGATGGTATTGCCGTCGTCCTTGAGGTAGGTCAGACACGCATTGTCCCTGGAATCAAATATATCGGCGTTCTTTGTCAGGCGCGTGAAAATATAACGAGCGCTGGCGTGATCCTTACCTCCTTCCAGACGCGTGCCAAATTGACCACAGGGTTCGAGGAGATTCATGTTATTTGAACCCATGAAGTCCTGGGCGAGGCCGACGATCGTTCCCTGCAAGGACATCTCGCCGTGGTGATAACAGGTGTGCTCGGAAATGTATCCCGAAAGCTGGGCGACCTTGACCTCGGACTTGAGATTGCGCTTCATGCATCCGAATATGACCTTTCGCTGAGAGGGCTTCAATCCGTCGCGAATGTCGGGGATGCTCCTACGAATGTCCGCGTGGCTGAACTGAATGAGGTCCCGGTGAATGAAGTCGGACACACTCACGTTTTGGACCTTTCCGTAAGGAATGAGATCGCCATCGAAGGGCTTCTTCAACCAGGTCTTCCGCTTATCGGCCATGCCCTTATCAAAGGCCAAGGCCATCGATGTAGACTGATCATCGTCCCTATCAAATTTCACGGTAAGACGATCGAGCTCCTTGAAATACTCCTTGGCCTCGGCGGACGTGGACGTACCCAGACCCTTGTAGTACTTTACGGTCGCGCCACGGGGAACCTTCCCGCCGTGGACCCTGTCGAGCCAGCGGAGGAACTCCAACTCCGTGTAGAAGGACTCATTCATTTTACCACCCTTTACCCGAATGACCGGCGTAATCATACTCACCACGAAACCGAGGTGAATCAACTCCTTCCAGAAACAATCAAACATATTGAGGACCAATCCCTTGATGTGAGAACCATCCACGTCGGCATCCGTCATGATCATCAACTTCCCGTATCGAAGTTCGCTGAGGGACGTGTATCGCTTCCCCTGCTGCAACCCCAGAATCTTCTTCAAGTCTGAAAACTCCTGATTCGCCAATAGAGCCTTGGCACCGAGGTCCCTGACATTTCGAGGCTTACCCTTTAAGGGAAATACACCATACTTATCCCTTCCTACGATGGATAGCCCGCTGATGGCTAGGGCCTTGGCCGAGTCTCCCTCTGTTATGATGAGGGTGCACTGATCGGAACGCACCGTCCCCGCCCAGTTTGCGTCGTCCAACTTTGGAATTCCCATGATTCTGTTCTTCTTGGTGCCGTCCGTCTTTTTGAGTTCGCGGACCTCCGAAGCCTTGGCCTGCGCGAGGAGCTCCTGTTCCAGCGTGACATTGACCTGCTTCATGAATCCGGGAGTTATCTCGAACTTCGAACCAAAGTCTTGAACCCTGGACATGCACTCGTGCTTGGACTGACTGGAAAATGAAGGGTTAATTATGACCGCCTTGACGAATACCATCATGCACTGCCGAATCTGAGACGTCCTCAGTTTGGTCTTCTTGGCGATCTCCGAGGCTATCTGATTGACGACGTGATCCACGTGGGTCCCTCCCTTTTCGGTGCAGATCCCATTGACGAAGGAAATCTGACGGAACCCCGAACCGGCCGACGAGCATACCACGACCTCCCAGCGGTCCTGCTTAATGTGGGCGAGGGGCTGTTCCGTGAAGCGAGACGCGTAGTTCTGAAAATCCTTGACGTTGAGAACACTTCCATTATAGTGAACCTTACACTTCGAAGGGACCCACGCCGCAGCGTCCAACGCCCTCTTCATGAACATCATCTTGACGTCGTCGTTGATTCCCTTGATTCCAAAGCGTTCCCAGTCCGGTATCCAGCTGATCTCCACCTTGGGCGTCTTCCCGGTCAAGGTCTTTATGACGGCACCCTTCAATTCGGTCATGTTATTCTTCCACGTTTGCTGGTACGACTTTTTGGTCTCGGTATCGTCCACCTTGACCCTGAATTCCTTTGAGTATATGTTGGTAAGCTTGGCACCGTAACCATTTCTTCCTCCGGTGGTTCTCTCCTCGGTGTCGTCGTAATTGGATGAAGTCAATAGGTGTCCGAAAATTAACTCGGGAATATAGACCCCAGTCTCCTCGTGGACTTCCACCGGGATGGAGACGCCGTTATTGGAAATGGTTATCCTTCCGTCGTCACCCACGTCGATGGATATCTTGGTGACCGAAGCATGCATGGAACTCTGATCAAGGGCATTCACCAGGATTTCGTCAAAAACCTTGGTCAGTGCTGGGGCAACCTTGACGGTACTCCGCTCGAACCTATCGCCGCGGGGTACCCAGATCTCGCGATCCTCGGGAAGACACGATCCCAAGTAACTATCGCTACGATCCATAATATGAAGATGAAGTGTCTTCTTTTCATATTTGGGAGCCATATCTCTACCTTACTATAAAATTTATTCTTTAACTTTTCAATTATTATTGTTGATTGATGTCTTTGGAATCTTAACGTTGGGGAGGGGTTGAATGCTGAAAATCATGGCAAGCATGATGATTAGGGGAACCGAGTAGATTGACACGACCGCGTAGCTGTCCATGTTTCTTGCATAGAAGACGTGTCCTAGATATAGGGGAATGATGATGGCCCGCCAGTAATTATATACATTCTGACTGGTCTTTATTCCAATGATTCCGCTCACGATGCTGGGAAGGACGAGGATAGCCAGAATAACAGAAAGATTCTTGGTGACATCGTCGTCCCTTCCCAAAAACCACCACTTATCTATGCTGATAGATAGTAGTAGAATCATGAACATCGTCGCACCGGGAGCGAGCCAGTAATTATTTTCGGGAGATGAGAGGTACGTAGTTATAACCAACCCCATGGCGAATAATAAGGAAAATACGATGAGATCCACATTTTTTCGCTTTTTATCACTGGCCATTTGTTATACCGAGGGATTTTAATTTTTATTGCCACCGGCATTTCCAGCATTTCCACCGCCGCCGGCATTTCCAGCATTTCCGCCACCGCCGGCATTGCCACCGCCACCGGCATTGCCACCGCCACCGAGATTGGCCGGACCCATTGTAGGAACAACCTCATTCTCGAATATACCCTGGGCCGATAAGATGGACGTTATCGGAGCCCCTATCATGGTGTGTCCGGTATTCGCCAAATAGGAAAATACGCCAATGATACCGAGGAGGAAATTATAACTGGATGGAGACTTATCGTTGGTGAAACGTACGAACTCGGCGAATCCCCATATCAACAAAATAGACAGGGCCGGAACCACATTGAGGAAGAGACTCCTGAAATTACTGAGACCGAGTGGAAGAACGAAGAAGGACACTATCTGCAATCCAAGGATGACCAGGTCGGCGGTGGATGAAACTTTGTCCCTTTTGTCATCGGGTTTACGCGCCTGGAATAGATAGTACATGCTGGGGAATACCAAAAGTATCCACGAGAGCCAGCTAGCGTTGGCGTACGTGTAACTCCCCGTCAATATATTGAGACCCTTGGAACTCAATAGCGTGGGGATTAAATCCATCAGGTACTGGAAAATAACCGAAAAGAAGATACCAACGAAGGACGAGGTTCGCAAAAGACTATCCTTGGGAAATCCCACGGTCTGTAAGAGCATGTAGACCGAGAGAATAATGATAGGAGGGAGGGGGTTCTTCAAGAGCGTCTGCAACTGAGGAATTAGAGCCACCGCAGCAATGACGAAGAGCTCTGAGTCGTCGATGAGCTTCAAATAACGAACGGCGAGGTAAACCAGCACGACGATAAGGGGAGAATAGGGAGTGCTCAAGATGGACTGAACATTGGGGAGGAAGGCCACCGCCGCCAGGGCAGCCACCTTGAGAATGATGGGAAGGAAGGCTGCGAAGGGCTCTCCACTGATGCCGAGCTTATTTTTAAGTTTCTCAATCTCTGCATCGGTCTTGGCAGTATCCTTGCCCTCTCCCTCCTTTTTGTGAAAGGAACGGTAAAGGAGGGTGACCACCACGATGGCCCACACCGCGAAGGAAAGAACATTGTAGGTCAGTGTTCCGGGTTGAACGCCAGAGTAACTGGTGCCCGTGAAATTTCCACGTCGGACCGCGTAGAGTGCCTGTGAGATACCTACTGTAGCAATGAAGGAAGACACCGCAATCCAAATGAGACGGGTATTGGGATTCTTCTTCAAATCCTTATTGTCCTTATTCTGGTAAGTGAATAAGTAGAACATCAATCCTATCACGATGGGAGGAAGGGGGTTCAATAATAAAGACCTGGTGGTGGGGGCAGCTGCCAAAATTCCACCTCCCAGAATTACCTGTAAAAGGAGTACAATGCTCCCGATAGTGTCCTCCTCGGGTGACGACAATTTCTTACTGTGAAGACTTTGATATAGGGTTGGAAGTATGATGGTGCCCCACAGCACCCATGAACCAACCATGTATCCTGGATCTGATATATCCATTTACTATTTAGCTCTATTTTATTTGAGAATAAATCCATGACAACATAAGTACAATAAAAGGAATATAGTAATCGGCTACGGGAAAATCGCTAAGTTTCATTTTGAATAAATAATATAGAATGAAATTGATTAATATTATAATTATAAAAATCTGAGCAATATCCGATTGAATATCCATTTGAAGAGTCTGCATGGCAGTCAATATACCGGCGATGATGGTAATATAACATGCAAATGCAAATAACCTAGCAGTTTTATCCTTTCCTTCTATGTTGGGCTGAAAAAATATATTAATTACCAGGTTCATGAAATACACCAATGCCAATTTTAGAAAAAGTGTATTCATTTATGATAAGCCCGTAAAATAATTAGAAGATACCGTGACAATCAGTGGAACAATAAGCTTGGCGTATTCGTTGCTGAAAATATCAAATCCGCCCACGGTCCCCACGATGGCGAGAAGGAGGGTGACCACCAGGGACATCTGAACCTGGATGGTCTGACCGCCAGTCATCTGGACACTTAGCATGCCAAAACCAATGACCAATGCAATGTTGAAGAGGATGGTGAAAAATGTCTTAAAATCGAGTTTTATTTTGTCGGTTTTCTTTGCCAGTTCATCTACCTGTTTAATTCCAGTCGCACCCTCTGACTTCTTTGCGAAGATACTGGTTAAGGGAAGTGTGTACCTCGACCTCCGTCCGCGGCGCCCCCTGCTTGGCTTGCGACTCCTCCGCTTCGGCTTCGGCCTGGGAGCGACCCTTCGACGACCCCCGGGTCCCTTCTTCGGCTTCGGCTTCGGCTTCGGCTTAGGCCTCGGCCTCGGCTTCGGCTTGCGACTCTTCCTCTTGGGCTTGCGACTCTTCCTCTTGGGCTTGCGACTCTTCTTCTTGGGCTTGCGACTCTTCTTCTTGGGCTTGCGACTCTTCTTCTTGGGCTTGCGACTCTTCTTCTTGGGCTTGCGACCCTTCTTCTTGCGCTTGAGAAATGCCTTTTTTCTCAATTTCCTTGCCCTAGCCGCCTTAGCTGCCTTGGCATCCGCCGCAGCCTTGGCTTTCTTAGCTTCCTCCGCGGCCTTCTTATCTGCCGCCGCCTTAGCATCCGCCGCAGCCTTGGCTTTCTTCGCATCCGCCGCTGCCTTAGCTGCCGCCGCTGCCTTAGCTGCCGCCACTTCCTTGGCTTTCTTAGCTGCCGCCGCTGCCTTGGCATCATTATTAGCCTTGGCTAATGCCGCAGCCTTATCTGCCGCTGCCTTGGCTTTCTTAGCTTCCTCGGCCGCCTTGGCTGCCTTAGCTTTCTTAGCCGCCTCGGCCGCCTTAGCTTTCTTAGCTGCCTCGGCCGCCTTGGCTGCCTTAGCTTTCTTAGCCTCCTCGGCCGCCTTAGCTTTCTTAGCTGCCTCGGCCGCCTTGGCTGCCTTAGCTTTCTTAGCTGCCTCGGCCGCCTTGGCCGCCTTAGCTTTCTTAGCTGCATCAGCTTTTGTTTTTATATCCTTACCTTTATCATCTTGCTTAGGATTGGCTCCAACCGGTTTAGTCTTCTTACCAGAATCCTTCCCGAGCTTCTTTTCTTCCTTGGTAAGATTGACACTGGGTCCTTTCTTATCGGCCTTCTTCCCGGCCTTACTCCCGATCTTCCTCCCGGTCTTCCTCCCGGCCTTCTTCCCGGCCTTCTTCCCGGCCTTCTTTCCGCCCTTGTCCATCCCCACCCCACCCTCTGCTGTACCTATTTCCTGAGGTGATAAACCTGCATCCGCTCCCCCGGTGGTTTTAACGACCGGTTTAGCTCCTGCCGGAAGGTTGATATTGATTGAAACAGTTGAACCATCCATGCCTTCATGCTCGTACCCAGCTGCGCTGTACAATCCAGTGACCTGACTTGCCAACTGAAGTGTAAAATAATTGAACATATATAATGGTAAAAATTTCATCGGAGTAATTTGTGCGGTCCCCGCCTCCATAATTAATATACGCCAATAAAATTATTAATCGTGAATTTTAGATCCACAAAATCCTGTGGGATCTTCGATATGTTTATATAATTTGTGGTCGCTTGCCATCTTTTTAAGTTCCCTCAGATTATTCCAAAATTTCTTACTGTGGTCATATTCCTCGACCGTCGTGTGGGCAAGTTCGTGAAGGAGTACGTGCATAATTTCATTGGGACACCCGTCAACGCATATCCCTATCTCGGTTCCCTTATTTGTATTATAACCCAGGAGTCCGCTATGCATTCCGTAGTATCCTGAAATAAGGATGGGATCTTCCAGGATCCTGAATTTGTGATCTTCTGGAAGTTCTGAACACAATTTTCTAAACTTTGCGTAGCGCTTTTTGGCGGTGCGTAGGTTTTTTGGATCACCAATAACTGTTATAGTTCCCAAATATACAAGAATTAGAACAGAAATTATTAATACTTTTTGTATATCCATGTTATTAAAGGAGAAATTTGTTTATAGACTAAAATGTCGTCACTGAAAAAGGATAAACTTATTGTTCCCGGTCTGTCTTGGGCGTGCCTATCCTACCTTGGTAACCTTGACAATAAGTGGGTGCGACCTGCTGAGGGTGCAACCCATTCTGAGTTTCTCATCAAGATTCGTGGCGCCTTCGGAACTAGGGACGAGGCCGAGGAGCACGCCAAGGAACTTCAGGAGATGGATAATTCGGTAGATATCTATGTGGTTAATCTCTATGAGTGGCTCCTTCTTCCTCCCCCCAGCGCTTCCGATATGGAAAATGTTAATTACCAGGATGACCGTCTTGACGCCATTATGAAGGGATACAAGGAGAATCAGAAGCACGCCGCCCAGTTATTCGAGAAGCGCAAGGAGGACATGTACGCGACGCCATCCGGAAGCGAAATGCCCTTCATCGAGGCTGGAGACGAGAACTCAAAGTTCTACTCGAAGCCCGATGAGGCTCCCATTCCCCATCCCTCCGAGATGCTGGAAAAATTCAAGAAGGATTACCCCGATAAACCATTGGAGGAACTCGTCAAGATGGCCGACGACGCCGTCAAGGCCCAGATTGAGACCCGGGAACGGGAGAGGAAGGGAAAGGCTCCTATTCAAGAACAGTAATGGGATAGATATCCGTGGTAGAATTCGTTGAGCCAGGAAGAGGAATTCCCTCCTTGGCGAGATCGGAGTCTTCCCTTATTGTGTATATCACGTCCCTCCCTGGAAGTCCTGGAATCATCCTCTGTTTTCCAAGTCTGTCCGTTATAGGTCCAATGGGAATCTGCTGTTTCTGTTCCCCGGCCTTCATACTGAACCCTGCATATAGCGATTCTGGATTCGTTACATACAGTGTATCATTCATTACCTCCTGAGGAGAGACGTAATACTTATCGGTATCGTCACCCTCGTCCGTCTGAAAAACTATATAGTTTTCAATCCTTCTGATAAAGTAAATTCCAATTATACTGATTATCAAAAGAATAATAAAGTACATCTATTATTTGACTACATATTTCCTCGGGGCGCCAGGATGATGGGAGACTGACCACCCTTACCGCCGGATCCCATGCCCATGAAGAATCCTAGGATGAAGGCCACGAATATGATGACCATCCAGATAACAGGATTTACATTATTGAACATGGAATCCTGTGGAGGAGGTGGACTACTAGGTGCCTGGGTCGCCGGAGGGACGTGGTAATAGATGGGCTGAACATTGTCCTCATCTATATCGGAACCTCCGTCATCCTCGTACTGAGGCTGAGGACCTTCTGGGTTATTTTTATAGACGGCTGCTCCATGACCATCATCCAAATCAAATCCTTGTGGAATATTTGTATCAACAGGTATTTCCATCTACAAGGATTTAATGTTTTTACTTAAAAAACTAAACGCACTCCCTAATCTTCGTCGGTAGCGTCTTCCGATTCCGATGTCGCACTCGCCTCGTACTCGATGTCGTCGTCGTCCGACACGATGAAGTCCTCGAGGTCGCTCCCATTATCATTCTCTTCTTCGCTGTTATCTTCTTCGTCCGAAGTGTTTATATCCGATCCGGAGTCATCTGTATTATAGTCGCTCTCCGAAAAGTCATCTTCCACCAACTCTTCGGGAGAGAAACGCTTAGGAGGAACAATAACACGCTTAGAACGTCTCATTTAATAGTTAAACGTAATTTATTCTTTAATGATTTAACTCATTATGGAACACCGGCGTGAAAGGCTTACCCTTTTCTTCTGCAATGTCCATCAATACACTTTCGCCGACAACGCCGAGTTCTATGGCCAGCCCCGCAATCTCGTCGTGATAGTCCGAATCGCCCGAGGGGAGGGATACCGATAGGCTGGCGAATTCGTCCACGGCCTTCCTTAGGAATCTCATGCTGATAGCCAGGTCAGACGTATTCTTCTTGGCCTCCTCTATGTATTCTAACATAGTGGCGTAGGTCCTCTTGTCGACGTTCCTGAAACGACTCAATGAGGGCATGACATCGTCAAGGGGCTTCCACACATCGCCGGGAGTCTTCTTTCTCTCATAGCCAGACGTCCTTCCCAATGAGAATACGATTATCATTCCAATAACAAGTAATATAGTTATGATCTTCATATATGGTTCTCTAATTTCTGTAAATATTTTATTATCTTCGGATGTACCATTAATTTATGTCCACTGAGATTCTTATGATCTTCGTCGTGACACTTGGCGACCACCACCTTGGCGACCCTATCGATTAGGAACCACCCGTGATTGTGCTGATGATCTTTCCCTATGAATGGACAGTACTTACTCTTGCACGATATCACCCAGTGGGACTTCTTGGGTATAACCTTGTCTATGTTGTCGATTCGGTGAAGGGGATATAGCTCCCTCATCCACTCGATCAGTTCGTCCCCCGCATTTAGGCCAGAGATGATGGTCTCGTTATTTCCAAACTTCTCGGTCTCCTTCCCGTTTACGAAGATGGAAAATTGCTCCATGACGTCGGCCGTGGGCTTGTCGTGGCTGATGTCCCTGACACCCTCCGACGAAATGATGAAGCGGGGCATGTAGGGAACGACCTCCTCGCGGGTATCCCTCTTCATCTTGTAGGACCATATCGTCCTAAGTCCGGTCTTGAATACAGACTTATCGAGAATCTTATCCCAAGGAACCTCGACGTCGTAACTG